TTGTCGAGCAAAATGATCATTCAGCCTGCGACCAATCCGGGCTCGACCTTGCGGCGGCCCAGATTGAAATCAGCGGGCGCCTGGATCGCCTCCGCGCCAGCCTGGATCGAGAGGAACCTGCTTCAGGAGCTGAGTGACCGCAGCCTCTGCGCATTGCCATATCTGTTTGAGGCCTGGGCGCTGCCGCATCAACTGCCCCCTGCCGGGGATTGGCGCGCCTGGGTGATCCTGGGAGGGCGAGGGGCGGGCAAGACCCGTGCCGGGGCTGAATGGGTTCGCAGCCAGGTCGAAGGCAGCACGTCTGCGGCTGCGGGCCAGTCGGGGCGTCTGGCCCTGATTGGCGAAACCTATGACCAGGTGCGTGATGTGATGATCCAGGGTGACAGTGGCATTCTGGCCTGCTCGCCTCCTGACAGGCGGCCCCAGTGGAAGGCGGCAGAACGCAAACTGCTGTGGGCCAACGGCGCGATGGCACAGGCCTTTTCGGCCAGTGATCCCGAGGCTCTGCGTGGTCCGCAGTTTGATGCGGCCTGGGTGGATGAGTTGGCAAAATGGAAACGCGCCCGCGAGGCTTGGGATATGCTGCAGTTTTCCTTGCGACTTGGGGTCTCTCCCAGGGCCTGCATCACGACAACACCGCGTAATACGCAGGTTCTGCGTGATATTTTGGCGACGCCCTCAACAGTCCAAAGCCATGCCCCGACCGAAGCCAACCGCGCCAATCTGGCGCCCTCATTTCTGGCGGAAGTCCGTGCCCGCTATGCCGGGTCACGCTTGGGGCGACAGGAGTTGGACGGGGTTCTGCTGTCGGAGGTCGAGGGTGCCTTGTGGCGTTCAGCGCAATTGCAGCAGGTACAGATTGCTGCTGCTCCGGGTCTGGATCGGGTTGTGGTCGCCGTTGATCCTGCTGTCAGCGTCGGCAAAGCTTCGGATGCCTGCGGCATTGTCGTTGTTGGGGCAACTTTGCAGGGGCCGCCACAGAACTGGCAGGGCTATGTGCTGGCTGACCGGACAGTGCAGGGGCAAGGACCGCTCGCCTGGGCTGAAGCGGTCGCTGCTGCTGCGGCAGAGTTTCACGCCGACCGGGTGGTGGCCGAAGTCAACCAGGGTGGGGCTCTCGTCGAGAGCCTGTTGAGGCAGGTGGACCCGTTGATGCCGTTTCGTGCGCTTCATGCCAGCCGGGGCAAGGCGGCGCGTGCAGAGCCAGTGGCTGCTCTCTATGAGCAGCGCCGTATTCACCACCTGGCAGGGCTGGCAGAACTCGAGGACCAAATGTGTCAAATGACGCCACAGGGCTATGGTGGTCAGGGGTCCCCGGACCGCTTGGATGCGCTGGTCTGGGCCGTGTTTGAACTGATCCTTGCGCCAGCGGCCCAGCACCGGCTGCCCCGGGCGCGGATGCTCTAGCCGGGATGCAACGTGGGGAAATGAGTAAGTGCAACAAATGCAATAGGTTGCACCGGTGTTGCCAGGGGGCTGTACGCTGGGCTTCGGGATTGTTCAACTCCTGCCGTCATACCAGTTTTCAGCAAAGGGCGCTGTGCCCCGACAGTTGGATCAAAGGAGTGGCCCATGGGGTTCAACCTACCTTGGCGCAAGACGCAGACCAGCAAAACCGAAGCCCGCGCAATTGCGGCCCCCGGCACCGGGGCTAGTGGAAACAAGGCCAGTGGAAACAAAGCCAGTGAAACCAAAGCCAGTGCTGCGGCCCGCATCCTGGCCTGGCAAAGCTCTGCCATGCCACGGTGGAGCGCGCGCGATACCACCTCGCTGACCCGGTTGGGGTTCATTGGCAACCCCATTGGTTTTCGAGCAGTACGCATGGTCGCCGAGGCCGCCGCTGCAGTGCCCCTTGTTTTGCAGGATGTCACGGAGCGCTATGAGACCCATCCGGTTTTAAACCTTGTGAACCGTCCCCACCCAGCGCAGACGGGGCAAGACTTTCTGGAAGCCCTGTTTGGCCATCTTCTGTTGACCGGCAATGCTTATGTTGAGGCCGTCAATGCAGAAGAAGACTGGCCCGATGAGCTGCACGTTTTACGCCCGGACCGGATGTCGATTGTCCCCGGGCCTGATGGCTGGCCACAGGCCTATGATTATACAGTCGGCGCGCGCAAACATCGGTTCTTTTCAGATGGCGGCCGAAGTTCCATTCTGCATCTGAAAAACTTTCATCCGCAGGACGATCACTATGGTCTGGCGCCGATGCAGGCGGCGGCGCTGGCATTGGATGTCCATAATGCTGCCACGCAATGGTCAAAGGGGCTTTTGGACAATGCAGCCCGTCCTTCAGGCGCATTGGTCTGGGCCGGGTCCGAAGGTCAGGGCATGATGTCTGATGATCAGTTCCGCCGCCTAAGTGACGAAATTGAAACGAATTTCCAGGGCGCGCGCAATGCTGGTCGTCCGATGGTTCTGGAAGGAGGGCTGGACTGGAAGCCAATGGGGTTTTCGCCTTCCGATATGGAGTTTCAAAAGACCAAGGAGGCCGCCGCGCGCGAAATTGCCCTAGCCTTTGGGGTTCCGCCGATGCTTTTGGGCCTGCCTGGGGATGCGGCCTATGCCAATTATCAGGAAGCAAATCGTGCCTTCTACCGGCTAACAGTTCTGCCTTTGGCGACGCGGGTGGCGGCCGGCCTGTCTGACTGGCTGTCAGGATTTGGCACCGAGACGCTGGTCCTGAAGCCGGATCTTGATCAGGTACCGGCCCTTGCCGAAGAACGCGACCGGCACTGGCGGCGGGTGTCGACTGCGGATTTCCTCAGCCCGGCCGAAAAACGCCGAATGCTGGGCCTTCCAGCCCTCAGTGAGGAGGAAACGGATGCCTGATAACCCAAGGCCGCCCTTTGACTGTGCCCCGGGCATGCGGCTGTCGGCGCATGAGCGGGTGAGCCAGATCCAGCTTGATACGCTTGGTCGACGGCAGGACCGTCTGGAACAGATGCTGGAACGGCTGGAGCGTCGGCTTTGGTTGACCGTTTATGGTGTGGCCGCCGTCATCCTGGCACAGGCATTTCAATCGATCATTGCAGCTCAATAGACATAAGAACAACAGCTTATGCGAGGTACCTCATGGAAGATGAGATCGAGTTCGAACATAAATTCGCAGGCTTCGGAGAGAGCCTTAAACTGGAGGCGGACAACACTATCCAAGGCTATGCCAGCCTGTTTGGTGAGCTTGACCAGGGCGGAGATATTGTCGCTGCAGGGGCCTATCAGGCCTCTTTACAGGCACTGACGGCCCGTGGCAGCCGGGTCAAGATGCTGTGGCAACATGATCCGGCGCAGCCCATCGGGGTCTGGGACGAACTGCGTGAGGATGCGCGTGGGCTCTGGGTGAAGGGCCGCATCCTGACCGAGGTTGCACAGGGCGCCGAAGCAATGGCTCTGGTTACGGCAGGTGCGATCGAAGGTCTCTCGATTGGCTATCGTACCAAACGCGCTCGAAAGGGCGAAAACGGTGGCCGGATCTTGCAGGAGGTAGAACTGTGGGAGGTGTCGCTGGTGACCTTTCCAATGCTCCCCAGCGCGCGCCTCGCCGCCAAGACCAGCAACGAGGTTGACCATAGCCTTCGCGCCCTGGCCGCCCAGTTGCGCTTTGCTAGCCAGCAGTTGGCAGCGGAGACCGAAATCAACTCACCTTTCAAAACAGGACAGAGGCCATGAGCAAATGGGAAATCCCGGCCGGGGCTGCAGAGCCAGCACCTCTGGCGCAGGAAGTAACGCAGGCGTTTTCTGGGTTCATGCGTGAATTCAAGGGGTTTCAGGACGTCGTGAGGGATAAATTCAAACAGACGGAAGAGCGAATGACCATGCTGGATCGGAAGACTTATCGTGCGGCACGCCCGCTTTTGGCGGCGGCAAACACCAGTGAAGCCCCGCATCAAAAGGCCTTTTGTGGCTATATCCGAACCGGAGATGATACCGCGTTGCGCAGCATCCTGCCTGAAAGCAAATCGCTGTCCACCGTCGTCAATAGCGATGGCGGTTACCTGGTGGATCCGCAAACTGCGGATACGGTGAAATCGGTTTTGCAATCGACCGCTTCTATCCGGGCCGTCGCTTCGGTGGTAACGGTCGAGGCCACGTCTTTTGATGTACTGATCGACCATAGCGATACCGGTGCTGGCTGGGCCACGGAAACGGATCCGGCCGTGGAAACCGGCACACCGATGATTGACCGGATCACCATTGCCCTGCACGAGTTGAGCGCCCTGCCCAAGGCCTCGCAGCGGTTGCTGGACGACAGCGCCTTTGACATCGAAACCTGGCTGGCCGGACGCATCGCCGATAAGTTCTCGCGGGCAGAGGCCGCCGCCTTTGTCTCTGGCAACGGCGTCGACAAGCCCACGGGCATCCTGAGCCACCCGGCGGTGGACAATGACAGCTGGAGCTGGGGCAGTCTGGGTTATGTCGCAACCGGCGAGGACGGCGGCATCGGCGATGGCGATGCCATCATTGACCTGGTCTACGCATTGGGAGCGCAGTATCGCGCCAATGCCAGTTTTGTGATGAACTCCAAAACGGCCGGATTGATCCGCAAGCTCAAGGATGCCGATGGTCGCTTCCTGTGGTCTGATGGCCTGGCCGCCGGTGAACCCGCGCGCCTGCTTGGCTATCCGGTTCTGGTGGCCGAAGACATGCCGGATGTCGCCAGTGACAGCTTGGCGCTTGCCTTTGGCGATTTTGCCTCTGGCTACACCATTGCTGAACGCCCGGATCTGCGGGTGCTGCGTGATCCCTTCAGTGCCAAACCGCATGTGCTGTTTTACGCCACCAAACGGGTCGGCGGGGATGTTAGTGATTTTGCTGCCATCAAGCTGCTGAAATTCGGCCTGAGCTAAGGTTCAGGGCGAAGGGGGATCCGGCAGCCCGGATCCCCAGCGGGTGCGCATATTACAGTTTTCTGCCGTCTAGCTGCTCCCCCTCCGTCCGAGCGGCAGGAAATCATGCGTGCCCGCTGAACCAATCTGGGACACCCCGGGGATTCCGAGCCTGCGGAGATGATAATGATGTTAAGCGAAGTGACGCCGGTGCCAGATGCGGCGCTGCCGTTGGAGGCCTTCAAGGCGCACCTGCGGCTGGGAACCGGGTTTGGCGAAAGTGGTTTGCAAGATACGGTGCTGATTGGATTTTTGCGGGCCTCTCTGGCCGCAATCGAAAAGCGAACTGGCAAGGCGCTGTTGCAACGGGATTTTCTTTGGTCGGTGACGCGGCTGCGACGTCTTGATGTGATCGAGATGCCGCTCGCGCCGGTGACAGGGATCGTCAGTCTGAAAAAGGTCGCTGATCAAAACGGCGAAACAGCGCTGAACACCAGCGACTTTTGGCTGGAACAGGACAGCCAGACGCCCAGGCTGCATAGCAAATGCGGAAGTTTTACAGCGCTTGCGACTGGTACCCATCTTGAGGTGGGGTTTACTGGCGGCATGGCGGCGGATTGGGACGCGTTGCCCTCGGATATGGCGCAGGCGGTGTTGATGTTGGCGGCGCATTACTATGAGTACCGCGAGGATACGGCCCTGCATGGCGGCTGCATGCCCTTTGGGGTGGCCAGCCTGATCGAACGATATCGCTTGTTGCGGATCTCTGCGGGGGCGCAGTCAGCTGGGGCTTTGTCATGACCACGGCGCAGATGCGGCTCAATCGCAAGCTGGTATTGGAAGATCCGCAACGGATCAGTGACGGCTCCGGTGGTTATAGCGAAGCCTGGACTCCGCTGGGTGAGATCTGGGCGCAGATGGCGCCGCTAAGTGGGCGCACCTCGGGCCAGGAAGGCGCAAGCCTGTCACTGCAACGCTATCGTATCACGCTGCGGGCTAGCCCGGTTGTATCACTGTCGCGCCCGCGTCCGGGGCAGCGGTTTCGTGAAGAGACACGCCTGTTTCGGATCGAGACCGTCCGCGAGGCCGACGCATCCGGGCGCTATCTCGCTTGTCAGTGCCTTGAGGAGGTTGCGCCATGACCTATGCGCTTTCTGCTGGGCTGCAGCAGGCGATTTATGCGCATTTGCGCGCTGACGCAGGCCTTACAGCGCTTTTGGGGGATGCGCTGTTTGATGCCATGCCCACCGGGGCATTGCCACCGATCTATGCAGTGCTTGGCGCCGAAGAGGTGCTGGACAGATCTGACGCCAGCGGGGCAGCCGCGCGGCACCGGTTCAGCATCAGTGTATTTACCAGTTCAGCCGGTTTTGCTGCTGCCAAAGAGGTGGGCGGTGCGATCAGTGATGCCCTGGCGGAGCCATCCCTGACGCTGACGCGCGGGCGGCTGGTGGGCATCTGGTTTGAGCGCGCCACGGCACAGCGTCTGGACGATGGCGGTCGCAGTATCTCGATGCGCTTTACCGCTCATCTTGAAGACGACTGAAGGCCAAACGGCGGGCGTGCAAACACGGCCCAAGATATGACAAAACTGGAGAAACACCATGGGTGCGCAAAACGGCAAGGATCTGTTGATCAAGGTGGATATGACCGGCGACGGTCAGTTCGAAACACTGGCAGGGCTTCGCGCCACACGGATCAGTTTTAACGCGGAAAGCGTTGATGTGACCAGTCTGGAAAGTCAGGGAGGCTGGCGTGAATTACTCGCCGGCGCCGGGGTGCGCTCTGCCAGTATCACCGGCTCAGGAATCTTTCGCGATGAGACCACCGATGAACGGGCTCGTCAGCTGTTCTTTGATGGCATTACCCCGGATTTTCAGATGGTGATCCCGGATTTCGGCATTGTCGAGGGGGCGTTTCAAGTGACAGCGCTGGAATACATCGGCTCTCACAATGGGGAAGCCACCTATGAGTTGTCACTGGCCAGCGGCGGTGCGCTGACCTTTACAGCGGTCTGAGCCGGTGAAGATGCCCGGTGAGACACATTTCGAAAATCCCTGGCGCGGTGAGGTCACACTGGTGATAGACCAGCGGCCCCAAAAGATGCGGCTGACGTTGGGCGCTTTGGCGCAATTGGAGGCGCATTTGGGGACGGGGTCCTTGGTGGATCTGGTCCGCCGTTTTGAGCAGGGGCAGTTTTCTGCACGCGATATTCTGGCGCTTCTGGCCGCAGGTCTGTCAGGTGGTGGTTGCGACATCTCTGCGACAGATCTGGCCCGCGCCGAGATCGAAGGCGGCGCCGTGGCGGCTGCCCGCGCGGCAGCTGAATTGCTGGCGCGCAGTTTTTCGCTGCCTGGCAGCACACGCGAGGCGGCAGAGTGCGCCTAGATCTGGACCCAAAAGGTCTGGACTGGCCCGGCCTGATGCGGGCCGGGATCACTGGGTTACGACTGCAGCCGGCGCAGTTCTGGGAGCTGACACCGGTGGAGCTGAGATTGCTGCTGGGACAGGGCGCGGGAACCGGCGCCATGGACCGGTCAGGACTGCAAGATCTGATGGCATCTTTTCCGGATGGGCCGCAGGCAAGCGCTAGCGACTAGATCCTCGCCCGCCGCGCGCGGGCGGTAAAACTTCCTATTCAAAGGCAAAGCGAGAGGCGTGATATGGCGGATAACAATGACATCGCATCCCTGGAATTGCAGAGCGAAGCCCTTGGTGACTCGCTTGGGGATGCTGCCGGGATGGCGGCGAGTTTTGAATCCGAGCTGCGCCGTGTCCGCGACGCATTTGAGGCCACGGGAAAAGATGTCGAAACGCTGGAACGTGGCCTTTCCAAGGGGTTGCGGCGCGCTTTTGAAGGTGTGGTCTTTGATGGCCAAAGCCTGTCCTCGGCACTGGACACGCTGGCACGCTCGCTGGTGAACACCACCTATAATGCCGCGATCAAACCGGTGACGGATCAGGTCGGTGGGCTGATTTCCAGCGGTGTGGGCGATCTGATTGGCAGCCTGTTGCCCTTTGCCAATGGGGCTGCCTTTTCGCAGGGGCGTGTCATGCCCTTTGCCCGGGGCGGCGTCGTGAGCTCTCCAACAAGTTTCCCGATGCGGGGCGGCACTGGCCTGATGGGCGAAGCTGGCCCCGAAGCCATCCTGCCGCTGAGCCGTGGTGCTGACGGATCGCTCGGAGTGCGCAGCCAGGGTGGCGGCACGGTCAATCTGGTGATGAATGTCACCACTCCAGATGTTCAGGGGTTTGCGCGCAGCCGGGGCCAGATCGCGGCCCAGATGAGCCGTGCGCTGAGCCGTGGCAATCGTAACCGCTGATATTGGAGGGATAGCAATGAATTTCCACGAAATCCGATTTCCTGCCTCGTTGAGCTTTGGTTCCATCGGTGGGCCTGAACGGCGCACAGATATTGTGACGCTGGCCAATGGTCACGAGGAACGCAACACCCCCTGGGCCCATGCACGCCGCCGGTATGATGCCGGACTGGGCCTGCGCTCGCTGGATGATATTGAGGTGCTGATCGCATTCTTCGAAGCACGTCAGGGTCAGATCTACGGGTTTCGCTGGAAGGACTGGTCAGATTTCAAATCTGCCCGACCCACGGCCGAGATCGATTTTCGCGACCAGCTGATTGCCACCGGCGACGGTGTGACGACCCGCTTTCAGTTGGCCAAAACCTATCGGTCGGGCACGGTTGGCTATCAGCGCCCGATCAGCAAACCGGTCGCAGGGACGCTGCGGCTGGGCCTTGGTCAGGAAGAGTTGCAAGAAGATATCGACTTCACGCTCGACAGCACCACCGGGGAGGTCACGTTGAGCCACCCGCCGGAACAGGGGATCGAGCTGGTGGCGGGCTTTGAGTTTGACGTGCCGGTTCGGTTTGACACCGACCGTATTGCCACCAGTGTCGCCTCCTTTCAGGCCGGGGATGTGCCGGATGTGCCGGTTGTCGAGGTGCGTGTGTAATGGCAGGCGCGAATGAAGGGTTTCTGGCCCATGTCAAAACCGGGGTGACGAGCCTGTGCCGGTGCTGGGGGCTGACCCGGCGCGATGGGGGTATGTTTGGCTTTACTGATCATGATCGGGATCTCAGCTTTGAGGGATGGCAGTTCAAGGCAGGCACGGGTCTTTCAGCGCGGGCTTTGGAACAGGCCACAGGTTTGAGTGTCGACAATTCCGAGGCTCAGGGGGCGCTCAGCGATGCCTCTGTGCGCGAAGAAGACATCCAGGCCGGTCGTTTTGACGGTGCTGATCTGATCTGTTGGCAGGTCAATTGGCAGGATGTTTCGACACGCATGCTGCAGTTTCGCGGATCGATCGGTGAGCTGCGCAGAGCCGGTGGCGCCTTTGAGGCCGAGTTGCGCGGGTTGACCGAAGCCTTGAACCGTCCTTTGGGGCGGATCTACCAAAAACCCTGTACCGCTGTTCTGGGGGATGCGACCTGTCGTTTTGATCTCGACAAGCCCGGGTACGGTTTCGAAGGACCGGTGGAAAAGATCACACCGGCGGGGGCCTTGGAATGGCAGGGGCTCAACGGCTTTGAGCCGGGGTGGTTCACGGCCGGACGCCTTTCGGTTCTGTCTGGCGCCGCTGCGGGGCTGTGGCGGAGCATCAAACGGGATCAGCATTTTGGCGCGGACCGGAGCATAACCCTTTGGGAGCCGCTGCGGATGGGCCTTGAGACGGGCGATGTGGTGCGGCTGGAAGCAGGTTGTGACAAGCGTCTGCAGAGCTGTCGGCTCAAATTCAACAATCTGATGAACTATCAGGGGTTCCCCGACATCCCCGGCGAAGACTGGGTGATGGCAGTACCCAAAAACAAGGGCTCCAATACCGGAGGCAGCCGCAGATGAGCGGGGGTGTGCAAGAACGGGTTTGGCAAGAAAACGGCCCATCTGGCCTGCGCGCCGTTGCTTTGGCCCGAACCTGGATCGGCACCCCTTATCGACATCAGGCATCCTGTAGCGGTGCGGGCTGTGACTGCCTGGGCCTGATTCGTGGGGTCTGGCGCGGGCTCTACGCGATAGAGCCGGAACTGCCGCCTGCCTATTCGATGGATTGGTCTGAAGCCCAGGGTGAAGAGCGGCTCTGGCAGGCGGCCCTGCGCCATCTGGCGACCAAACCGCTGGGGCAGGCGGCACCAGGAGATGTGTTGTTGTTTCGCATGCGCACCGGAGCGGTGGCAAAGCACCTGGGAGTGCAAGCGCGGACAGCCACTGGGAGCTCTGGTGAAGGGGCGTCCTTTGTTCACGCCTATTCGGGACATGGTGTCAAGGAAAGCGCTCTGACCTCTGCGTGGCAGCGCCGTATTGTGGCGCGCTTTACTTTTCCTGAGGAGCTGAGCTGATGGCGACGATTGTTCTTTCTGCTGCCGGGGCGGCGATAGGTGGCAGCCTTGGCGGTGCCGTGGCAGGGCTGTCTTCGGTGGCCATTGGGCGGGCTGTGGGGGCGACACTGGGGCGGGTGATTGATGATCGCTTGCTGGGGCTGGGATCGGATGCGGTTGAGGTCGGCCAGGTCGACCGGTTCCGCCTGACACAGGCAAGTGATGGTCAGCCGATGGCGCAGGTTTTTGGGCGGTCAAGGATTGGCGGCCAGGTGATCTGGGCCACAGAGTTCGTCGAGGCGACATCTACCACGGGTGGCGGCGGCAAGGGCGCCTCTCGCCAACCCGAAACCACCAGCTACAGCTATTCGGTTTCGCTGGCCGTGGCCTTGTGTGCTGGTGAGATTGCTGCCGTGCCGCGTGTCTGGGCCGATGGCGAAGAGGTGGCACCGCAGGATCTCAACATGACGCTCTATCGCGGCACCCCGGATCAGCTGCCGGATCCGCTGATGGAAGCAGTCGAAGGCACCGGCGAAGTGCCCGCCTATCGCGGCACCGCCTATGTGGTGATGGAAAACCTGCAGCTTGATAGTTTTGGCAACCGGGTGCCGCAGTTTTCATTTGAGGTGGTCCGGGCCGAGCAACCTGACAGCCCTGACTATGATCTCGATCTGGGGCAATTGGTACGTGGTGTCGCCCTGATGCCAGGCACCGGAGAATACACGCTGGCCAGCACGCCAGTGCACTACGCATCGGGACCGGGCACGGTGAAATCCGCCAATAGCCATACCGCATCGGGGGAGACTGATCTTCAGACCTCTATAGAGGCTTTGAGCTCAGAACTGCCCAGTTGCGAGGCGGCTTCGCTCATCGTGTCCTGGTTTGGCAATGATCTGCGCTGTGGCACTTGTACGATCAAGCCCAAGGTAGAGCAGAAAGATGCCGAGGGTTCACCTATGCTCTGGTCGGTCGCATCTGAGAGCCGTGCCACTGCGGATCTGGTGCTCCAAGACGAGGAGGGGCGTCCGCTTTATGGGGGGACCCCGGCGGATGCTGCGGTGGTCGAGGCCATTACGGCACTGCAGGAGGCTGGAAAGCGCGTGATGTTCTATCCCTTCATTCTGATGGATCAGGACGCAGGCAACAGTCTGCCCGACCCCTGGAGTGACGCCGAAACTCAGGCCGCTTTGCCCTGGCGGGGACGGATCACCCTGTCCAAGGCGCCGGGGCAGCCAGATAGTCCCGACCAGACCATCACAGCGGATGCTGAAGTCGCGGCCTTCATGGGTACCGCTGTGGCGGCGGATTTTGCAGTTGGCAACGGTACGGTCAGCTATACCGGGCCATCCGAGTGGGGCCTGAGACGGTTTATCCTGCACTACGCCGCACTCTGTGCCGCTGCCGGTGGGGTGGATGCCTTTTGCATTGGCTCTGAAATGCGCGGGCTGACGCAGATCCGAGGCGCAGCTGGATTTCCCGCTGTTGAGGCCCTGCGCCAGCTGGCAGCTGAGGTGCGCCTGCTGCTGCCAGAGGCAAAAATCAGCTATGCCGCCGACTGGTCGGAGTACTGGGGGTATAACAGCCCAGAGGGAGATCGCTATTTCCATCTCGACCCGCTCTGGGCGGATAGCAATATCGATTTCATCGGGATCGACAACTACATGCCGCTGTCGGATTGGCGCGAAGGTGTCGAACATCTGGATGCCACATCAGGCGCCGCGAGCATCTACGATCTCGACTACCTGCGTGCCAATGTCGAAGGCGGCGAGGGTTATGACTGGTACTACCACTCACCAGAAGCCGAAGCCGCCCAAATCCGCACAGACATCACCGATGGCGCCCATGATGAACCCTGGGTCTGGCGCTACAAAGACCTGAAGAACTGGTGGTTGAATACGCATCACGATCGGGTTGCTGGTAGTCGTCAGGAAACGGCCAGCGACTGGGTGCCCGAGATGAAGCCGATCTGGTTCACCGAACTGGGCTGTGCGGCTATAGACAAGGGCACCAATCAGCCCAACAAGTTCCTAGACCCCAAAAGCTCGGAATCGAAGCTGCCGAAATACTCCAATGGCAATCGCGATGACCTGATGCAGATGCAATATCTGCGCGCCTTGCTCGGCTATTGGGGGGAGGATGATAACAACCCGGTGTCACAGGAATACGAGGGGCAAATGCTCGATATGAGCAACGCCTTTGTCTGGGCCTGGGATGCGCGCCCCTTTCCTGCCTTTCCCAATCTGCCCGATGTCTGGAGCGATGGTGAAAACTATCTGCGCGGTCATTGGCTGAATGGGCGGGCCGGGCAGCGCTCTTTAGCCTCGGTGGTGAGTGAAATCTGCGCAGGAGCAGGCCAAAGCCTGATCGACGTGTCAGAACTGCACGGCATCGTGCATGGCTATACCCTGCATGACGTCGGCGAAGCCCGCGCCGCCCTGCAGCCTCTCAGCCTGCGCTATGGGTTTGACAGTATCGAACGCGACGGTGTTTTGCTGTTTCGCCCCCGCGTGGGGACAGGCGCACAAAGGGTGAGTGCAGACCAGCTTGTTGCGCGTGACGAGATGGACGGTCTTTTGGAGCTGCAGCGTGAAGCCGAGGCCGAAATTGCCGGGCGGGTGCGCCTGCGGTTTGTCGAATGGGGGGCGGCCTATGATATCGCCGCCGAAGAGGCGTCATTGCCGGATGAGCAGACCCATGCGGTCAGCGCCAGCGATGTTGCCATTGTGCTGACCCGTGCCGAAGCACGCCAGACGGTCGAACGCTGGCTGGCTGAGGCGCGGGTGTCGCGCGATACCGCCCGCTTTGTGCTACCGCCTTCTGCGCTGGGCCTCGGCGTTGGTGATATCGTCTCTGTGACCAGTTCCGGATCAAAGACTGCTGGACTGGCGGCGCAGACCGGCCAGACGGATGGCGAAGCATCCGAACGCTACCGTCTCGATCGGGTGGAGATCGGCACCGCTCAGATCGTAGATGCCGTAAGGATAGAGCCGGAAGTTTATTTGCCCGCGCAAGTCCCGGAGGATCTGCCTGGTATTGCCGCCTTTGTGCCGCCCTTGCCGGTACTGCCACTGTTCATGGATCTGCCACTGCTGGGGGGCGCCGAAGCTCCGCATGCGCCGCATCTGGCAGTGAGTGGTCAGCCCTGGCCTGGCTCGGTGGCGCTCTATGGGTCGGAAAGCGACGAAAACTATCTGCTGGAGCAGATCATCGCCGCCCGGAGTGTGGTCGGGCTCAGTGAGACCCTGCTTTCGGCAGGGCCTGTCGGTCGGTGGGATCTGGGAGCAGACCTGCAGATCAAACTCATCTCTGGCGGGTTGCAAAGCCGCGACAGGCTGGCGGTGCTCAATGGCGCCAATTTGGCGGCCATTGGCGACGGCAGCAATGGCAATTGGGAGATCTTTCAGTTTCAAACGGCAGATCTTGTCGCGCCAGATACCTATCAGCTGCGCGGACGCCTGCGTGGTCAGCTGGGCAGCGACGGGCTGATGCCGCCTGCCTGGCCGGAAGGATCCTATGTGGTCTTGCTCGACGCAGCTCTGACGCAGCTTGATCTGAGCCTGTTCCAGCGCCGTCTGGCGCGCAACTACCGGATTGGTCCGGCGCGGCGCAGCTATGATGACCCCAGCTATGTGCACCGGGTCGAATCCTTTGAGGGCAATGGCCTGCGCCCCTATGCTCCGGTGCATCTGCGTCAGGCCGTGGCTGGCGGGCCGAAAACTGCGGCCGCTAGGGCCGGGGCGCTGGGCGAGGATCTTGAATTCAGCTGGATACGGCGTGGCAGGATTGAAAGTGATAGCTGGGATCTGGAGGAAATCCCTCTGGGGGAGACGCAAGAGGTCTACCGCCTGCGTCTGATGCGGGGTCAGCAGACCTTGCGCGAAGTTCAACTGAGCACCTCGCAGTGGAACTACCCAGCAGCTGAACAGGTGGCGGATGGTATCCTGCCCGGTGACAGGCTGGAGGTCGCGCAGGTTTCGGATCGCTATGGAGCTGGTTTTGCCGCCAGCATTCCTTTGGCATGA